TAACAGGTGATTTCCAGGTATTCGGTATTCAAGAGGCCCTCAAAGAAATTAACGATTTCGACAGGGTATTTAGACGGCAAATTACTACCGATCTACAACAGGGCGCCGGTACAGAAATTGTGCAGCAAACCCGCCAGTTCATACCTACGGATTACCCGCTATCTGGTATGTCTCGCGGCGCCATGATTAAAGGCCGTAACGACACCACGTTTAGCCTGCAACGTGTAACGGCGGGCGTTCGTACCCTGGTAGCAAAACGCGCCAGTAAAGAACGAACCGTAACCTTTACCCGTCCCCTGTATGCCGATGGCCGCATTATCCCAGGCGCCTACACGCAGACCGTCGATTTTAAGGCCCGCCCGTTTGCCCTATTGACCGCCCAACAGAAAGACGCGGCGGGCGCATTGTGGGATCATGCCGGCGTTAACGAACGCTCTACATTTGTACAGAATCTCATTACCTACGGCGACCAGAGAGAACCAGAGGCGCCGCGCGCCCTAGCGAAAGGCGTAGGCGAGGCCATGCCTACCGTAGAGGTTGAAGTATCAAAGGTTCTAGACCGCGTAAGTGAGAAACTTAACAAGAACCTACGTATGGAGAAAACGCGCTAATGGCTATCAATATTCCAATTATCTCTAGCCTTGATACAAAGGGTTTCGACAAGGCTAAACGCGAATTTGAGAACCTGGAGGGCGTCGGGGCTAAAAGTGCTTACGCATTAAAGAAAGCCGCGCTACCTGCCGCCGCCGCCGTAGGCGCGCTAGGTATTGCCGCATTCGACGCCGCTAAAGGCGCCATGGAGGACGCCGCCGCGCAAGCCCAATTAACCCAGACAATTAAAAAAAATACGACGGCAACAGACGCCCAAATTTCCGCTAACGAAAAATGGATAAGCACCCAGGGCAAACTATTAGGCGTAGCCGATGACGAACTACGCCCCGCCCTAGCGAAACTCGTAACTCAAACGGGATCAGTTACTAAAGCGCAAGAATTAGCCGCTTTAAGCATGGACGTGGCCGCGGCAACTGGTAAGCCCTTATCGGTTGTTACGGACGCGGTAGCACGTGCGGCAGGGGGCCAGGTTAAAGCCTTAGCCAAATTAGACCCGAAACTAAAGGGCCTAATTGCAGACGGTCTAGACGCAGAGGGCGCCATGTCCGTATTGGCGGACACGTTCGGAGGCGCCGCCACCACGAAAGCAAACACCGCACAAGGACAATTTCAACGCCTGCAACTATCGCTAGCCGAAACTAAAGAAACCATCGGCGCCGCGCTACTGCCAATTATCGAAAAAGTGCTACCCGTCCTAACTTCATTCGGAAACTGGGCTAGCGAAAATACCGCCGTATTTCTAACCGTCGCCGGCGTAATTGGTGGTATTGCTGCCGCCGTTCTTTTAGTTAATGGCGCTATGACCGCCTGGACCGCTATTACGACAGCCTTTACAGCCGTACAAGCGGCGTTTAACGCCGTTATGGCTATGAACCCAATCGTTTTAATTGTTGTCGGAATCGGCCTGTTAATCGCCGCGCTAGTTATTGCCTATAAGAAATTTGAGGGTTTCCGAAACGTCGTAGACAGCGTGTTTAGTTTTATTAAAACGGCGGTTAGTGGCGGGTTCGATTTCTTTAAGGGCTATATCGAATTTGTACTAGGTATCTATAAAGGCATTTTTAACGGCGTCGCCAAAATTTGGAATAACACGATAGGAAAACTCTCGTTTAAGGTTCCAGGCTGGGTGCCAGGGTTCGGCGGTAAAGGTTTCGACGTACCTAATATTCCAATGCTTGCAGAGGGTGGAATCGTGACAGGCCCGACGCTAGCCATGATCGGTGAACGTGGACCGGAGGCCGTCGTACCCCTAGACCGTTACCGTGGCGGCGGCGGCGATATCTACGTGACTGTACAAGGCGGGGACCCTAACGCCGTCGTAGACGCGCTACGCCGATACCAACGCCAGAACGGCTCTATCCCTATTCGTGTGGCGTCCTAATGCCGTTCACATACACCGCCGAATATTCCAATGACCAGGTGACCTGGACGGCGCTAAGCAACGTACAGAGCCTCTCTGGGTTCGTCGGGCGACAGAAACTAGTAGACACTTTCGAGCCGTCGCGTATGTCCGTTTCCATTCGATACCCGAACGGTTACGCGTCACCTATTACGGCCCTAACTGTCGGGACCTGGGTAAGGATTAAACGAACGGGCGCCACGTACGAATTGTGGCGGGGACGTATTCGTAACCTAAGTGTTTCCTATGGCATTCCATACCAGGGCGGCGTAGGAAATGCAGACTTTCTTAACCTCGAATTGGAGGGCGCGCTAGCCGAAATGGGCCGCGCCCAAGGTAACGATCAGGTCATAACAGAGGACCTAGTTATTTACCTATTAAGCGATATCACCACCTACACGGGCCTAAACATTGGCACCACGTTTACCGTAGGCAATAGCCCGACACTCTCAACCGCCACGGTTTCTAGTTCCTACGCCCAGTACCTAAACACGCTTGCCAGTTCTGTAGGCGCCACCATTAAAGACGGTTCTAACATTGTCGGCGTTTATACAAAGGATTTTAACGGGTCCTTGCCGGTGTCATTCTCGGACGTCGCCAATAACTCGACGAACCAGGTTTACGACGGTATCGAATTTGACAATATCGCCGCCGATTTCTATACCCAGGTAGAGGTAAACACGGCCACCGTAGGAAACGTCGTAGTTAATTCAGGCGCCCCGCCATACCGAACCCTACGAATAGAAACTATTAACGTGTCAACCGATCAGGCCTCCGACGTAGCCAATTACTATTTAGGAATCTTTAACCCGCCGTCGTTCGGTATTAACCAGATTACGTGCCTAGCAGAGGCACAAAACAGCATGGACCTAGAACTCGGCTACGCCTGGTACGACATTATCGGGTACAGAACTAACGTTACTTTTAGAGGCGAGACATATTACATGAGCATTCTGGGGGCCTCTATTGACGCCACGCCAGACAGCGCCCGCTACACGTATTACCTAGCGGCGGCGGACCTTAACCCGTATCTAATTCTTGACGACCCCGTATACGGTATTCTTGACCAAAATAAATTAAGTTGGTAGCACTATGACATTCCCAGTATTTAACGTAGGCGAGACACTACGCGCCGCCGATATGAACGCAGTAGGCCTATGGAAAGTTGCTAGCGGTACTTTGTCGCTTACTACTACCCCTACCAATGTCACCGGCGTTTTCAGTTCCGACTATAAGCAGTACCGTTTACTTCTCAACGTAACAAACAAGTCCGCGTCAATCCGTGTAGATATGAAATACATCGTAGGCACCACCGCCACTAGCACTGGCTACTATCAGGCAGGCATTGGTTCCGACTACACGTTTAATAACACTTTGTATTACCAACGTTCAAATAACGATAGTCAATTATTCGGGATTCAAAGTTCCGCGTTATTGTCTCAGTCTCTCGACATTTACAACCCGAATAAGGCCGCGCTAACAATGCACCACGGAACGCTAGTAGATGCTAATACGGGCTTTCCCTACATGGTTGGGGGAAGTCAAAACTCAAGTACACAGTTTACAGGATTTCAATTATTTACAAGTTCGGGAACGGCCACAGTTGAATATCAAGTATTTGGATACCGTAATTAATGAATAACAAAGAAAAACAAACCGTACACGACTGGTCCAATGGGGCGTTAGAAGTCTACGAAATAGAAGTAGAAGCCTTAGAACCAATTAACCCAACTGAGCCTAACGATGAAACGCCTAGCAATAACTCTTAGCCTTGTCGCCGTTCTCGCCGGTTGTGCAGACAGAAACCGCGAAAATTGCGACACCACGAAAGCAGACGGACTCTACGAAAGGCGTTGCCAATGAAACCCGAAAACCGTTTAACCAATGAAGAAATAAAGGCCCGCCTAATCCTGATTGTCGGAGTAGGGCTAACCCTCTCATTTGTCATGGCCATAGGCTCCCTAATCTTTGGGCTTTTATTCGTCGTGCAACCTACCGAACAGTCACCCAATGACGCGGAGGCGTGGGGCGTACTTTCCCCCATGCTTATGACCCTTGCCGGCGGACTGATTGGCCTACTTGCAGGCAACGGACTTAAAGACAAGCCTAAAGAACCACCTACAGGAACGCCCGTACCATGAGTAAAAACCGCCCATATACAGGCACTACAGACGGGGTGCATTTAGGCAAACGCCCAGGTACCGAAAAACTGGTAGACCTCTGTAAGCGCCGTTGGGGGTTCTCGAATTTGGGGACCTGGGTAGTTCGTGACGCCAGAGGTAAGCCTGGCCAGTTATCAGTACACGCGACAGGGCGCGCGGCGGACATTGGTTACGGCACCGGCAAGGGCGCCAGAGATAAAGCCATCGAGGCGTTTAACTGGTTCCTACAGAACGCCACGGCGTTAGGTATCGAGGAAATACACGACTACGCGTTTGGCAAATTCGGACGCGGTTACCGTTGCAGCAGAGCCACGAAAGACGGCGGGGTGATCGTTTATAAAGACCTTGCCAGTTCTGCCGGTACGCCAGGGGGTACCTGGTTGCACGTGGAACTATCGCCCGAAATGGCAGACGACGCCGCCAAATTCGAGGCGGCATGGCGCGCAATTCCTAAGCCCAGTAAGGGTTAAACCCGAAAGACTGGAACCGCCCTACGGGGTTCGTTAGGGTTTATGAACCCGACGAAAGGCCCACCTATGAGGCGTACAGCCATACTCTTATTACCAGTAGCCCTACTCACCCTATGGGCCTCGCCGGCGAAAGCCGTTACGCGTTCATGTCCGCAATATGAAGCCGAGATAGCGCGTTATTTCCCGCGTGACGTTGTTAAGACTTTTAGCCGTATTGCCTGGCGTGAATCACGTTGCAACCCGAAAAGCGTTTCGGCGGTCCGATCTACTGGTTACCCCGATGTCGGATTTTTACAGGTTCAGGGTTCGTGGCGTTCTGTCACCTATGCAGTTTGCAAGCCTAAACGGGACCATATTAAGGCCCTAACTAATCTCGACTGCAACCTACGGGTAGCGCGCTACCTGTACGACAACGGCGGTTTAGGTCATTGGCGCGGAACGTCTGGCAAATGACACAGGCGTTAGTTACCTTGTGCTAAGTTTCGACTAATCCACCCGACTAAAAAAGGATGACCCGACATGAATAACCACGATCAGGAAACGCCCCGCGTTCCTATCCCGCTTAAAAGCCTCACCCGCTTAGCGAATGACCTACGCGAACACGCATACAGGTACGCCCTAGACAACGGCCAGTTATGCGCCGATCTACACCAGGCCGCAAACTATCTAGACGCGGTGGCAAGCCATGACTAACGAACTACCCGCCCCATACGTTGCCGCTAGTGACACCTCACACGCCCGCGCCATAAACGAGGACCTACGGGGCGTTACTACGAAACGTCGCCGGCAGATAGCGGACCTTGTACGAGAGGGCGGCCTATTAGGCATGACCTGGGCAGAACTGGCAGACGCTACGGGCCTCCACCATGGGCAAGTTTCGGGGGCGCTCTCGAAATTGCACGAAATGGGGTTTATCTTCCAACGACGCGACAACCGTAACGGTAGTCACCCATACGTCCATTCCGATTACCGGCACGAATTCGACGACAACGAAGTAAACGACGAACCAGTAAAAACTCGCTCTACCGTTTTACGCGAGGCGTACGAGGAACTAGAAACCGCCGCCCACAATTTGTGTTATGGCCAGGCGTCTAACGCCGCCGCTAAATGGGACGCCGTACGAACTGCATTAAAAAAACTAGAAGAAATAAAACCCAATGACTGAGTATTTAAACGACAACATAGGACCCAAACAAATGGCCGCTATCTGTTGGCTTTACGCCACGGTTAAGAACACGGACTGCAAATGTCACCTATTCAAAGACAACCAGTACAAGGCCGTTACTGCATTGGCTAAACCAATGACAGAGTGCATACGTTGTACGTCGTTACGCATGGCGCGTACCGCCTGGCCGTTTACTGTCGGGTTTATAGAGGCAGAACAATAATGGCGTTTGACCTTTCCGAATACGTCGACGTACGGCACCGTCTAGAACTAGCACTACTGCAATACCCAGACCTACGCGTAATCGAGACAGAACCCCAAATAGTGACAATGGGGGAACGGGTCTATATCCAATGCGCCGTAACTGTCTACAGATCACACGATGACCCGACGCCAGGCCGCGCCTACTGTTGGGAAGTATGGCCAGGCCGTACGCCGTACACGAAAGACAGCGAACAAATGAACGGCGCCACGTCCGCATTAGGGCGCGCCCTGGGCTATATGG